CCCGTTGTATTTATATGACGCTGTCGGGTCGCTTTTTCGTAGAAATATATACGCCACTACCCCTGCGCAGCCAGACATATATATCCTTAGAGACCCCCTGACGCCTATGGCAGGTGGGGATATATACCCTTCTAGGGTATTTTCCTGGCGTCAGAAGGTATCTCTTTTTCTTTTGCGTCAGACCTTGATGACGCCATATCGAGCACCTTATGCCTAAGCCGCGCACAGGCGTTGGTCGTGGCGCGAAACCCGTGCCTGTCGAAGTGCATCGCGCACGTGGCAATCCAGGACATAAGAAATTGCCATCTGCACCTACACCTGACACGGCTGTTGTCGTCGTCGACGTCGATCAGATTCCACCTACACCTGATTGGTGTGACGAGTATGGTGCGCGTGTGTGGTCTGTTCTCTGGCAGGCTGGTCGTCGACATCTGAGCGAGCAGCACGATATCTTGTTGGTGTCGATGTTGGTTGAGAAGTTGCAGTTGATTGTGCGGCTGCGTGCGTGGCTTGGCGACGATGTCGAGCGCAGATGGTATACCACTGCGAACGGTCAGACTGTGACGCACCCTGCTGTCAAGCAGATCGAGCAGGCTGATGCGCAGGTAACTGGTTGGTTGCAGTTGCTTGGTTTCACTGTTAGTGATCGTGCCAGGTTGGGTTTGTTTGAGATACGTGTAGCGAATGAGTTAGATGAATATCGACGTCGTCACGACAAGTAGACCTACGTGGTGCACGTCATGGTGCGATGATGCTGTCACTGATGGTGACGCGGTGGTGGATTTCGCTAGCACGTTTCTACATGTCGAGAAGGGTGTGCGTGCTGGGCAGCCTTTGGTGTTGGTGCAGTGGCAGGCTGATTTGTTGCGTGCGCTTTATGCTCGCGATGAGTCTGGCATGCGTCGCTATCGTCGTGCTGTTATCGGTTTGGGTCGCAAAAACGGCAAGTCGCTTATCGGCTCTGTGATTGCGTTGCACGGTTTGATCGAAGGTGGGCATGGTGCTGAAGTGTATGCGGCGGCTGGTGATAGACAGCAGGCGCGTGTGGTGTTTGATGAAGCGCGTCGCCAGGTCGCCAATTCGCCTGCGTTGAACGGTGTCTGTAAGATTTATCGTGACGCTATCGCTGTGCCTGCGACTGGTTCGGTGTTTCGTGTGTTGTCGAGTGATGCGAAGTTGCAACAGGGATTGAATCCGTCGACGGTTGTATTCGATGAACTTCATGTGCAGAAAGATGACGAGTTGTGGGATGCCTTGACGTTGGGTTCTGGTGCGCGTGTCGACCCGTTAATCGTGGCGATCACCACTGCTGGTTATGATTTGGATTCGCTGTGTGGCAGGTTGTATCAGTTCGGTAAACGTGTCGCTGGTGGTGAAGAGCCTGGCAAGTATTTCGGTTTCTGGTGGTGGCAGGCTGTCGATGAGTGTGATGCCAGCGACCGTGAACAATGGCGTGCCGCCAATCCGAACATCGATATAGGGTTGCTCGATGTCGAAGACATGGCGTTGGCTCATCATCAGACAAGCGACAGCGCGTTCAGACGTTACCGTTTAAATCAATTTGTGCGTGCGCAAGATTCGTGGCTGCCTGCTGGTGTGTTCGAGTCGTCTGTCAGGTTGGATTTGGAGTTGAGTGCAGATTTGCCGCTTTTCGTCGGTGTCGACATGGCGTTGAAACACGATTCGGTCGCTGTGGTGTGTGCGCAGGTGCAGGACAAGTTGGTGGTGACACGTGCGAAAATCTGGTATCCGCAGGTGTCTGGTCTCGATGTCGCTGAAGTGGAGTCCTATCTGCGCGATTTGCATTTGAGATTCAATGTGCGCGAGTTCGCGTATGACCCTGCGTATTTCCAACGTTCGGCTGAGCAGTTGCTTGATGACGGGTTGCCGATGGTCGAATATCCGCAGAATCGTGGGCGTATGATTCCTGCGTGTGGCAACGCGTATGAGATGATTGTGAACAGGCGTGTGGTGCACGATGGTTCGCCTACGTTTGTCGATCAGGTGTTGTCTGCTGCGCAGCGTATGACTGACGAAGGTTGGCGGTTGAGCAAGGGCAAGAGCCGTCGCAAGATTGACGCTGCGATTGCACTGGTTATAGCGTTAGACCGTGCTACAATGGTGACTAGGCTTAACACGACGCCTGATGTGGTGAACATTTGGGAGAGCAGCAATGGATAACCGATACCTGGTGGCGATTCAAGTATCGGGTGTGGCGTTGATGTTCGGTGGTTTGGCGGTTTTCTCGTTGGCGTTCGCGTGTGTGGTGCTTGGTGTTCTGTTGTTGGTGATCGGTGAGACCAGACGATGAGCCTGTTTAAGAAAGAGCAACGTGCGCTGCCTGCGACACTCGACCCGTATCAAATCACGGCTCGACCTTTGTATTCGAACTATTCAGGCGAGATTATCAATGAGAACACGGTATTCGCGTCTAGTGCGCTTCTGGCTTGTGTCACTTTGATTGCCGATTCGATTGCTACGATGCCGTTGGAGTTGACGCGTCTGCGTGCTGGTCGTGTAGAGTTGTTGCCGACACCTAGCGTGCTGATCAAACCGAACACGCATCAGTCGATGTTCGAGTTTGTGCATCAGTTGGTGAGCACGTTGCTGATTCACGGTTGTGCCTACATCTACGCGCCGCGTCGACCTGGTGAGTTGCCGCCTGAGATGCGTGTAATTCACCCGAACAAAGTGAAAGATGTCATCGATGCTGACAACGGGTTCGTCTACTATGAGATCGACAAGCAGCGTTATGACCCTGCCGATATTCGCGGTGTGCATTGGTTGGTGCTCGCTGGTCGATATCGTGGTATCTCGCCGTTGGATACGCAGCGCAACACTGTCGGTATGGCGTTGGCTATGGACAGGTTTCTGTCGGCGTTCTATGGTGACGGTGCGACCCCTAGCAGCGTGTTGGAGACCGACAAACCGCTGACCAATGAACAGGCGCGTATCATGCGTGAGACTTGGGAAGATTCGCATTACAAACGTCGTCGACCTGCTGTGTTGAGCAACGGTTTGAAATGGCGCAGCATCACGACCAGTGCAGCCGATATGCAGATGTTAGAGCATCGTGAATCTATCGTGCGTGACATCGCTCGCGTCTATCGTGTGCCGTTGCACATGATCAACGGCAGCGGCGGCAATTCGCAAACATATCAGAATGTCGAGCAGGCTGGTATCAATTTCGTGCGTTATACGCTGCTTCCCTGGATGCGACGTATCGAAGACGCGTTGAGCGAGATGTTGCCGATCACGCAACATGTGCGGTTCGACGCGGAAGAGTTCGAGCGTGCGGATATCATGACGCGTGTTCGTGCGCAACAGATCGAGATCATGTCTGGCACGTTGACACCGAATGAAGCGCGTCAGGACAACAATCGTGAACCGTATGAAGGTGGCGATCAGTTTGTCGCGCCGTCTGCTGCGCCTGTTCTCGGTTCTGACGCCGTGCCACCAGAGAAGTAGCCGTGCCTTACGGTGTCAGTCAATCGCAGGTCGATTGCGCAGGGTGGGCGACTGTCAAACAGACCGCTAGCGGTTCGTTTGTCACTTTGGCTTGCCACGATACGAAACAGGCTGCTTTAGACCAGATGGTGGCGGTGTCGATGTCGGAGAAGGTCGAACCGATAGGTGATGTGACGGTGAGAAGCCGCGATTCGGAGATTGTCGTCATCGATTTAGACGAGACGTTGGTGACCAAAAGCCGTTATCCGTTGCGTGACGCTGTCGACGCCACAAATCAGTTGTCGCATGGTGTGTTCATTGTGACTGGTCGTGAAGAAGCGCAACGCGAACAGACGTTAGATGATTTGATGTCCGCAGGGATAAGTTACAGCGAGTTGTTCATGATGCCCGAAATCGACATGAACATCGCTGAATACAAACGTGACACGGTTGCGAGACTGATGGAAGAACACGATATCGTGGCGTTTGTCGACGACAACGACGACAATCGTGTGGCGGTCGAGTCTCTCGGTGTCTACGTGATGACACCAGATGAGTTCGTCGATGCGGCGTTCGAATCTGGTTTGTTCGATATCGATGTCGACATGGTAGAGACACGCGAAGTCAGTCGTGTCGCACCTGGTTTCATGGCGGCGTCGGCGCGGCGCGGTCTGCGGTTGCACGCCGAAGGTTATTCTGGCGACGGTCTGATGCCTGCGACTGTTACCGATGCACGGCGTATGGCAGACGGTGTGCCGTTGTCTGAAGGCAAATGGCGTCGCATACCTGGCTGGATTGCGCGTCATCTGATGGATTTAGATGCTGTCGACGGTGATGAAATCACGCCTGGTTTGGTGGCGATGTTGTTGTGGGGTGGCGGTTCTAGCAAATCGAGTGCTCGACGTGCGCAGGCTTACGCTGAACGGATTGTCGCACAGTTAGATGATGACGAGCGACGTGCACAGCCACGCAAACCTAACGGTCAGTTCGGGTCGACAGGTGGTGGCACGTCGACTGACGGTGGTGGCACAGCGAGACCGAAAAAAGAGAAAAAGCCTGCTGGTGGGCAACCTGGTTCTGAAAAATATGCGAACAGCACGCAAAAAAACATGCGTGCTGAGCAGGCGTCTACAGCAGGCTTTGATGCGTTGTCTGATACTGAGAGATCTGCCGTAGAACAATACACACATGAAGGTTTCACCAAAATCAACAAATCACAGCGTGGTGCACCGCCACCACCATTGAAGGGTGCGTCTTTAGAGAAAAGTCATAAACAGGCTGATGCCATTGATGGTGTCATACAACGCACGCCGCCGTTAAGTGCACCGATCGTGGTCGAGCGTGGCGTTAGTGCTAAGGCGTTGGGTGTGAGCAAATCTAGCGATATCGAAGGCTTGGTTGGTGGCGAGTTTGTCGACGCTGGAATCGTGAGCACCACATTGAGCAGCAAAGTGTCTACGAAGTTTGCTCAGGGCAAGAATGACGTGACGATGGTGATTAACGTGCCTAAAGGCAGCAAAGCATATGCCGTGCCAGACGAATTGGAACAATTTAACCCGTTCAATCCTGACACGATGTTTGAGCGTGAAGTGCTATTGCCGCGCAACACCAAGTTTAAAATCACAGCGTTTGACTCAAAAAGCGGCAAGGTGTTGGTCGACGTTGTGCCTACCGATGGTCGCTCAACGTCAGATGATTACGAACAACGTGAACAGCCACGTGACCCTGACGACAGGTTCGTATCGACTGGTGGTGACGCGTCAAGCGGTGGTGATGACGGCGACACACTCGGCAACGGCGCAACAATAGATGTAACTGACAGCGAAGAACGCCTGGATCTTTAAATCAGTATTGTGCAATCGCCATATTCGGCAGCATGGTAGACTTGTCGTTATGACAGCAGACAAGTTTGCTTATTCCCATCCAGGCGAGATTGTTTGGATTAAAAAACCGACGATACGACAACAATCACCTGACGTTGAAGAACGGGCTACGCATTGGGTTGCTGATCACCAGGAGACACGGTCAATCGCCTATAGCACGCTCGAATTGCGTGCAGAGCCAGACAGCGACACGTTGATTGGATACGCCGCTATCTTTGACGCACCAAGTGAGCCGATGCCGTTCGTCGAATACGTGCGACGCGGTGCATTCGCCAAGACGTTGAATGACGGTGCTGACGTGCGGCTGTTGGTCGATCACGAAGGCGTGCCGTTGGCACGCACCAAGTCAGGCACTTTGATTCTAGATGAAGATGAGCGCGGTCTGCGCGTGGAAGCGCAACTCGACCCGTCTAACCCCGATGCACAGCGCGTGTTGTCGGCTATGCGACGCGGCGATTTGTCGCAGATGTCGTTCGCGTTCAAAGCGGTCAAGGATTCTTTCAATTCTGACCGTTCAGTGCGTGAGTTGAAAGAAGTGCAACTGTTCGACGTGAGTGTGGTAACATACCCTGCGTATGAAGATACTATTGTAAGCCTGCGCAGCCGTCAGACTGTTACCGTTGATGTGTCTGGTTCGCTGAATCTGCGTCAAAAACAGATACAGATAGCCAAACACCGCTAGCCGAATCGCAGCCGATACGCAAGTATCACTGAGTGAGATCACTCGCGTCAACATTCATTGTTTTTATCTCGGAGAAGAAAATGACAAAATACACAGACACATTGAAAGAGAAGCGCGATGCTGCGCTTGCGCGTGCTGAGCAGATCACTGCTGTAGCCGTCAGCGAATCGCGTGACATCACGAAAGATGAAGATGCAGAGATTGCGAAGGCACTCGATGAAGTGCGCGATCTTGATGAGCAGGTGAAGCGTCACAGCGAACTTGAGCAGCGTGCAGCGGCAGCAGCCGAAACACGCCGTGAGAAGCCTGTCGACATCGCAACGACATCGGTGAAATCAGAGCCGCGCACCTACGCACCGAAAAGCGAGTTCTCGTTTCTCGCTGACGCGTATCGTGCTCAATTCAACAACGATTACGCCGCTCAAGAACGTCTTGCACGTCACTCTCGTGAAGAGCAAATTGAACGACGCGATGTGACTAGCACCAATTTTGCTGGTTTGGTCGTGCCGCAATTCTTGACTGATCTTGCAGCACCGTTTGCTCGCGCTTGTCGTGTCACTGCATATTTGTCACGTAAACACCAGTTGCCAGATTCGGGTTTGACGCTGAGCATCAGCAAAGTCACGACTGGTTCAGCAACCGCCGCACAAACTGAAGGTGCTGCTGTTCAAGAGACCAACATGGATGACACCAAACTTGACCTGACCGTTCAAACTTTTGCTGGTCAACAGAACGTCAGCCGTCAGGCGATTGAGCGTGGCACGAACATCGACAGCCTGGTAATGGCTGACCTTGTTTCGTCATACCACACCGTTTTGAACACGGCTGTCGTGGCGGAACTGTTCTCATCGGCAGGGCAAGCAGTCACTTACACCGACGCTTCACCAACGGTTGCAGAACTCTACCCGAAACTGGTAGATGCGATTCAGAAGGTGCAGACCACGTATTTCGGCATGCCGAACGTGATGATCATGCACCCACGACGACTCGCGTTCATTCTGGCTGCAGTTGACGGTCAGAGCCGACCACTTGCTGTTCCAACACCGTCGAGTTCAGGTCAGCCTGCATACGCCTACGGTTCAGGTGCTGTTCAATACGGCAATTCTGGCTACAGCATTCTCGGCTTGCCAGTGTTCACAGATGCGACAGTGGCAACCAACAAAGGCGCAGGCACTGACCAGGACACCATCTACATCGGTGCTTCACAAGAATTGCACCTGTGGGAACAGGGCAACGGTGAACCGATGATGTTGCGATTCGAACAGCCAAAGGCTGCCGAACTCGATATCACGATGATCGTCTACGGATACGCTTGCTTCACGGCAAACCGCTACCCGAACGCCTGGGCGCAAATCAACGGCACAGGTTTAGTCACACCGACATTCTGATAGTCACCGCGTAGCGGTGCACGTTGCTAATCGCGTGCACCGCACACGTGATATAATGAATCATGACATCTAAACAAATCAATGCGTTGTTGGTTGAAAGACTCGGCTACGAACGTCGCGGTCTGACAGACCGTGTGGCGATGGTCGACGCGGCGTTGCGCGAACTTGGCTACGACCACAAATATATGGCTGAGACTGAGACGGCTGCGATTGAACCTGCAGCAGAACAGACATCGATCAGACGCGGTAAAAAGAAAAAGATTTAGCCGTGGCTATCAGCAACGGCTACTGCACGTTGGCAGAAGTCAAGTCAGCGTTACGAATCACCGACAGCACCGATGACACGTTGTTAGAGAACGCCGTCGAAGGCGCGTCACGTCGCATCGACGGTTATTGTGGGCGTTTTTTCTACACACAGAGCGCGACCATCAATCTGTTCGCCAAAGACATCTATCTGTTGCAACTGGAGAACGATTTGGTGTCGATAACGACATTGAAAACCGACAATGACGGCGATGGCACATATGAGACGACCTGGACTGTGAACACCGACTACATGTTTCAACCCACCAACACGGCGTTGCAATCTCGACCCTACAATCGTATCCTGGCTGTAGGCGGAAAGACATTCCCGATCATGGTGCAACCGCAGTTGCCTGGTGTGCAGATCAACGGTTCGTGGGGTTGGTCAGCCGTGCCTGATGACGTGCGTGAAGCGTGTGTGCTGTTGGCGATGCGCGGTTTCGCACGTTACAACGCGGCGTTGGGTGTCGTCGGTTTCGCAGACATGGCTATCCAGGTGCGCAGTATCGACCCTGACGTGCGCGACATGTTATCACCATATGTGCAGTATGGTGTAGCGTAAGATGCCTGCCACAGTTTCACAGGTCGCCAGTGGTATAAAAACACGGCTCGCCACTATCAGCGACTTGCGCACGTTCGAATATCAACCTGAGCAGTTGAATCCACCTGTGGCATATCCAGTGCTCAATTCGGTCACATATCACCGTGCGTTCGGCGGCGGTGATGTCGAGATGTCTTGGTCTGTGTTTGTTGTGGTTGGTCGATACACAGACAGACGGGCGTTCGACCTGGTTGATGATTTCATCGCCTACAGCGGTGCGAAGTCGTTACGTGCGGTTTTGGAAGCGGATACGACGCTTGGCGGTGTCTGTCAGACGCTTGTTGTGTCTAGTTCGTTTGCGATACAGCCGCAGACGCAAGCCGATGCTGAGTTCTTGTCGGTGCGTGTCGATCTGACAGTACACGGTTGAACGGCGTATCGCATAGCGAGATGTAGACTTGTAACATGGCAGCGTATAAAATCACAAGTGACCGTTTCGACGGGAAGAAACGTGGCGACACCGTGCTCGATAGCGAGTTAATCGGCGTCAACATAGACGCGTTGATTTCTGGTGGACATATCGAATTGGCACGTGGTGCGAAATCTGACAAAATCTCTACCGAAAGCGAGCAATAACAATGGCACAAATCGTTCTAACCGACGCATCAATCACCATCAACTCTGTCAGTCTTGGCAACAGGGCTAACAGTGTCGAGTTGAACTTTGAAGTAGACAGCGTCGAAGTAACCGCGTTCGGTGACACTGGACATAAGTTCACTGGTGGGCTGCAAAACGTGTCGTGCAATATCGAGTTTCAGCAGGATTTCGCAGCGTCGAATGTGGAAGCGACAATCTATCCTTTGGTCGGCACTACGACTACGGTTGTCATCAAACCAACTAGCGGTGCAGTGAGTTCTTCCAATCCAAGTTATACCATATCATCGGCGTTTTTGACCAGTCATCAGCCTGTATCGGGCGCGGTGGGTGAACTCGCGATGACCAGTCTGAGTTTTACTGGTGGCACACTCGCTAAGGCGACTTCGTAACAACAACAGCAACAATCTAGAACGGGCAGGTAACACGTGAAATTGGCATTGACAGTTAAACCGATCGACGGTGAGTCGTATGATGTCATCGCACGTTTCGGTGATTTCGTGGCGTTTGAACGCACCTGGAATCGTTCAGTGGCTAAGTTGGAGAGTGAAATGCGATTGACCGATATCGCATGGCTTGCATGGCAGGTGTCTAAACGTATCGGTCGCACCACCGCTGCATTCGACCCTGAGTGGATTCAGAACGTCGATGAAGTCGTTGTGAGAGATGAGCCTGCTGATATCCCTTTGGACAGCAAAGCGCACACTGGCTAATCGCGTCGCTCGCGTGCGAGACAGGTATCGCGCCAAGCCTATTGATGGTTGAGTCATCTGCGATGTTGAATGCTATGCTTGACTACATGATGTGGCGCAATGAACAGCAACGAAAAGCAAATCGTCGTGGCAGGCGTTGATGGCGAGAACGAACTTCACGGTTGATGTCGTCGGTGTCGCAGACGCGTTGTTACATCTGCGTGAATACGACAAGACGGTGTATAACATCATCACCAAGCAAATGCGAACCAGATCGACAGGGTTGGCGTCTGCGGTTGGTGGCGATTTCCCTGAGAAAACCCTGACATATTGGAAGGGCATACCGCCTAAAACACGTCGCGACCCGAATAAGAGACCGTTTCCTTTGTATGACGCGACTGCGGCGCGTGGCGGTGTGCGACCTAAAGTGGGTGTCGGTCGTGTGGTCAACGGTGAGCGCAATATTTTGCGCATTCAACAGATGACCGCTGGTGGCGCGGTGTTCGACTCTGCAGGTAGCCAGACCACCAACATTTTCACCAGGAACTTAGACATATATGCGCCCACCAAAGGCACTACGCGCAGGGGTGTCAGTCGTTCACGTGTGATGTTTAAAGCGGTCGAAAAACGCATGGACACCGTCGAAGGTATCGTGCAACACGCGATACACATCACCGATCATGCGGCGCAACGAGCGATCATGCGGAAAAGGTAGACAGGCATGGCGTTAGGTGTAAACATTGTCAGCCAGTTCGATGCCAAAGGTATCAAACAGGCGATCGCTGAGTTCAAGAAACTGGAAGGTGCAGGCGCGAAAGCGACCTACGGTTTGCGCACCGCTGACGCGGCACTTGGCGCAGGTGTTAAACAAGTGATGAAATACGGTGCGATTCTCGCAGGCGCGGCAGGTGTGCTCGGCTACAGTCTGATTAACGCCGCGTCAGCACTTGAAGAATCGATGTCTAAAGTGGAGGTCGTGTTCGGTGATTCGGCTGACGCGGTGGTGTCGTTCGCTGAAACAGCCGCCACGAATATCGGTATCTCGAAACAGGCGGCGTTGGAAGCGGCAGGCACTTATGGCAACCTGTTTCAGGCGTTCGGTATCGGTAAGCAACAATCGCAAGAGATGTCGACATCTCTCGTCACTTTGGCGGCAGACCTGGCATCGTTCAACAACGCGACCATCGACGACGCGTTGCTGGCTTTGCGTTCAGGGTTGTCTGGTGAGACTGAGCCGTTGAAACGGTTCGGTGTGGCTTTGAACGACGTGCGGTTGAAACAGGAAGCGTTGAATCTCGGTTTATATTCAGGCAAGGGCAATCTCGATATCGCAGCGAAGTCGCAGGCTGCGTTCGCGTTGATCATGAGAGACACGTCTCTGGCTCAAGGCGACTTCGCTCGCACCAGTGACGGTGTCGCCAACCAACAGCGTATCGTGGCGGCTCAGTTCGCAGATGTTCGCGCTGAGTTAGGTATGGCTTTGATTCCTGCGTTTAAATCGTTGATGGGATTCGTCACTGATAACGTGCTGCCGAAACTGCGCGAATTGGTCGCGGTGTTAGGCAAAGAAGGTGTCGGTGGCGCGTTCAAGTTCGTCGTTGGTGAGTTCGTCGGATTCGTGTCGTCTGGTGGCAAAGTCAAAGACACGATTTTGGTGTTGACAGCGGCTATTGTCGCGTTGAAACTGGTAGTGTTAGCGGCGACGATAGCGACGAAATTGTTTCATGTGACACTGCTAGCGAACCCTATCGGGATAGTGGTCGCGGCGTTGATCGCTTTGGGTGTCGCTGTGGTCGCCGCATATCTGCGGTTCGAAGGATTTCGCAAAGTGGTCAACGCGGTGCTCAATTTCCTGATACGCACGGTTGAGAACTTCGTGAACGCATACATCACCGCATTCAATGTGGTGATCAAAGGCATCAACCTGTTCGGTGGCATATTGCGTAAAATCGGTGTCGACATGCCTGTATTGGGTGAGATAGGTAAGGTCACGTTTGGGCGTATCGGTGATGCGGCTAACAAAGCAAACACCGAAATCTCAGAAACGATAGGTCTCATACAGGCGGCACGCAACGCCGAACGCAAATCGTCATTCGGTGGTGTAACCACGACACCGACAATCACGACACCTGCGACCACTGGCGCGGCTAAGACCATCAAAACCGCAAAAGAGAAAATGAAAGAATACATCGACAGTCTCAAAGGCGTAATCAACGCCGAACGTGCATTGACCAGAAGCGGCAGAGATGTTATCGACGCACGCAACGACCTGACGAAAGCCACACAGCGTGTCGCTGACGCACAAGCAAGGTTCAACCAGGTTACACGCGGCTACGGTGTCGACAGCAAAGAAGCGATCGATGCGATGCAGAAAGTGCAAGACGCAGCCAGACGGCTGCGTGATGCCAACCTGTCGCAACAAGACGCGGTGCGCGGTCTGGCTGCCGCTGAGAAGAAACTCGCGGATTTGCGTAATCTGCGTGCGAACCCTGAAGACATCGCCAGTGCAGAACGCAAACTGGAACGCAGCAAATACGCCAATGAAGAAGCGGTTTTCAGGGTCGCTGAAGCGGAAGCAGCACTGGCTAGCATACGGCTCGACCCTGAATCGTCGGCGGTTGAGATTCGACGTGCCGAAATTTCGTTGGCTGAAGCAAAACTGTCGGTGACAGATTCGACGATTTCACAACGCGACGCCGAAACAGACCTGGCGAAATTGCGCACTTTGGTTGCGTCACCCGATGAGATCGCTGAAGCCGAACGCGACCTGGAGAAGGCGAAATATGCGGTGGCTGACGCTACCGACGCGGTGCGCGATGCCACAGTCGGTCAGGCAGTCGCTCAGGCTCTCTATGTCGAGATCACTGAAGGCGCGAAAGAAGGCAGTGAAGCGTATAAAGACGCGTTGAACGACCTGGTCGCGGCGCAAGAAGCAGAACGTGACGCCAGTGAGAAGGTGACTGATCAGTTGTGGCGCGAATATGAAGCGACTGAAGCGTTGCGTGAAGCGAAAGAGAAACTCGCCGCTGTCGCAGCCGCAGTCGGACAGAACATCGTCACACGTGCCACCAACCAGGTTACCGCCAACATGCCTACGGCGATGACGACACCCAACGGTGTGACACCAGTGGTCGACAATTCGCGAACGATAGAGATCGTCAACAACATCAGCGCAGGTCTGGGTGCAGATGGTCGTCAACTCGCCAACATCATAGTCGACGGTTTGCGCGGATTTGAACGTGCCAACGGTTTCATACCAATCACCGCACAATACGCCATATCAGTCTGATGGCTACCACGCTGAAATCTGGTGAACAGATCACCGTTTTGGCTGAAGTGGGTTTCCCTGTCGACGTGTTCACACTCGACTCTGCTACAGACGGTGTGCTCAACTCAGATTATCTCGACGGCACTTTGCTCGGTGACGACATCTCACCCTATGTGCAGAATCTGACGGTTGCGCGTGGCAGGTCGTCACAATTCGACCAATTCAGCGCAGGTCGATGCAACATCGTGCTGCTGAACAACGACAGACGGTTCGACCCCATCAATGAAGATTCACCGTATTGGGATGCCGCTGAAGGTCGTTCAGGTGTCGTGCCACGTCGCAAAGTCACCGTGCAGTTGAACGGTATCGACATCTACATAGGGCGTATAGCAGATATCGACATAGTCTACGATTTCAATAACCTGAGCACGGTTGGCATCTCGGTTGTCGAC